ATAACTCGTTCGCTGTCCTTCAAACTGTTACGGGCGGTGCAGACCCTTCCGTCGCGTTGGCCCCGAACTGGGTAGAATTCCCACTACCTCCTTCTGGTGATATTACAAGCGTCACGGCTGGGACTGGGCTGAGCGGTGGTGGCTCAGCGGGTAATGTGACTCTGGCAAATACGGGGGTGCTGTCCATTAATGGATTGACTGGTGCGCCCGTCGTTGGTGCACCAGCGACCTCCACGGTTGAAGTCAATACTGTATCTCAAAATATTCTAGTGGGACTAAATCCCAATAGTTTCGGGACATATATGGGGACTACTGGTGGTTTAACGACTGCGACTATTACCTCTTCGATATGCATTCCCGCAAGTATTATTCAGTTGACCTATATCCACGCTGGAGGCGGAGGGGGATCTCAATACCTTAAGAGCATCGTGCCCGGAACTGGGTCATTCACGATTACTTATAATACGGCAATAGCTAGTGGTGATACAATTAACTGGCTTATATTAAATCCCTAAACATCCATCTAAACCCCGGTTATTCTTAATAAGTAGAAATGATAATAGGAAGGCCCCAAAGTTCTAATTTATATCCTTATCCCTCAAAATCATTTTATATTTATATACGAAAGAGGGGAGGGGAGGACAAATACGTCGCACAGCGAAAATATCCCGAGGGATTTAGCAAGTCCGCCGTGTTTTGGACCTTTGAAGAAGCCTTGGCATTTTTGAATAACCTACAGTAGAGATGAGCCTATCGGCTGGAGCAGAAAAACAAGCTGAGGCCTACTCACTAAGCGATGATGATATCCGTGGCTTATTGGGAGGGAATATAGAGATAACCCCGTATTCAAAAATAAAGGACGTGCAGAATATCAACGAACTATTTGATAGTAGGGGTCGCGCTATCATTTTTTATCCACAGCAGAGCGAAAATGTCGGTCATTGGACGTGTATGATAAAGGACGGGCGCCAAATAGAGTTTTTTGACCCGTACGGGGAGCCTCCCGACGCACAGAAGGACGGCCTTTCCAAGAACCAGCTAGAGAAAATGCGAATGGATCACCCAGACTTGACCCGGCTCTTAGAAGAAAGTGGCTGTCACGTTATCTTCAACAAGGTTCAACTCCAGAAACTGGCGAATGACGTGCAGACGTGCGGCCGTCATTGCGTCTGTCGCCTCCTCTATTATAAGATACCGATACAGAGGTATCGGCAGATGATACATAAAACGGGTATGACCCCCGACGAGTTCGTTGTTGCTAAGACCTATAACAACTTGGGTAAGTAAAAATATTTACAGAGTGTAGAATGTCCTACTCGTTTCGCAGTATTGTTGATGGCGGAGCCGATAGCGAGATGATATATTACAACGCTACGATGACCTCCACCAAGACGGCTGACCTTACAGTATCGCAGCCGCCTCAGCCGGTGAAGTTCAACGAAACCCGTGATGCCCCTATTATCAGAGATGCGTCGCTGTATAACTTCTCCATTATAAAATTTACTATGAACGGCCCCGGGCGTGAATTGCCTCTATTCATTCCGCTCATCCAGACCAACGGAACGGTGTCTGCGAATGATGGCATACAGACAGACCCAAACCGGACTATTTACAACCTTGCTATTCCCTATCAGCGGACTTGGAACTTCACGAATAATGTGACCGGCTTGGCTGACACTGCCACTATCACTCTGGCCCCCTCAAGCCATGCAATAATATATGTCCCCGAAATTCAAAACACGACGATTGCACCGGTTCCTCAAGTTCCAGCAACGGGAATAGTAAAGCAAGACCTTTCTACCCGGTATTACTGGGTGTATACCTACAGCCATTTCGCCCAGATGGTGAATGATGCCCTAGAGGCGGCGATGGTAGATACCTTTACGGCATTCAACTTCTTTTGGGGAACACTCCCGACGGCTACCGTCAATCCGTATTTTACCGCCGGTATTCCCGACTTTAACAAGTTTGTTCTAGACCACGATGTGCCTTTCATCAAGTATAATGAATTCACCAAACTTTTTGAACTCTACGGCGACACGAGGGCTTTCAATATCAGCGGCCAAATTACCTCGCCGCAGAATTACAATATTCGCACTGGCCTTCAAATTGGAACCCAAGCCCCGATACCGGCCTTTGTCCCGACCGTCTATACTGCTGGTGATCCAGCCTCTCCCGCCTCAACGGCCTATCTCCGGCTGTTCTTCAATACGGAACTGATGAACCTTCTCGCAAATTTCAACAATACCTTTATTGGTGCAGTGGGTGGTAGCAGTATTACGTTTCCTATCCCAAATATATCTGGTAACCTCTACTATCCTATTGGCAATTCCACCCCTTTCACCGGTGTGGGTCCTTGGCTCTATTCCCACGAAATCCTATTCACAAATCAACTCTATACGAATATCGTCAATAACAACCCGCTACTGCAAGGCAGCGCGGCGGTCCCTCCTCCAGTCTATAACCCATACTTCCTCATCCCGACGGATCGTCAAAACCTCTACTGGAAAGTCGTCCAAGACTACCGGTCTACGGATGCGATGTGGTCGCCGGTGGCCTCTATTGTTTTTACTTCCGCGATGCTCCCGGTGAAAAAGGAGTATAACTCGGCAATTGTAGATCTGAACGCGGGTAATTTGGGCAGTGGTTCTGTTGGCTCCCCTAGTGCTTTCCAGCCTATCATTACGGATTTCAGTATAGACCAGCAGCACGAAGGGGCCGAGGGGTGGCGCAATTTTACCCAATACGAGCCTTCGGCAGAATACAGAATGATTTCTATGACCTCCTCCCACGAGGAAATCCGCAATCTAGATATCCAAGTCTTTTGGAAGTACCGGCTGACTGGGGAACTCATTCCCCTTACGGCGGCGAACTGCTCCGACATCAATATTAAAATGTTATTCCGTAAAACAGACTACCGTTCCTAAATTTAAAAGTTGTTATCCTCTCATTTTTTTTATGCTTCCTAAGTATAACAACAATGAGCGCTGACATTGAGAAGTTGGCAGTGTTTGATGACCGCATTGTGCAGACCCGCCCTAAGTACGCCGTGGAGAAGGGGGCGCTGTCCCTCACTAACGCACCTTTTGCGGCGATTTCGCAGTCCCAGTCCCAGCACACCTATAACGTGTATGTTCCCTCCGAGAACGTATATGTCGCCCGTGACATTGACTGGTCCTCTACCGTCTATCTCCAAGTGGCCGTTCGTCTGGCCGACACGGCGGGTGGCCAGTACCCGGTAGGTGAGCCTCTTCTGCAGTTAGGCGTAGATGGCTCTCTGGCGGCCTTCCCGCTGAACTCCCTCTGCGCGACGATGACGGCGACGATCAACGACACCACGGTAACAATTAACTCCCAAGATGTGATGACAGAGGTTCTCCGTCTGACGGACTACAAGCAGAACCGCCTCCAGCGCACTTGCCCGACGATGTTGGACAAGTACCAGCAGAACGCCGATGCTCTGAATGCGACCAACGACCCGATCTCCGGCTATACCAATATGTCCCACGACTACCACGAGCAGCCCAACGGCTCTTGGGCGAACTTGGCCTTCACGAATGCGGCGGGTGCGCCTCTGTCTTCTCTGGCACCCGCCACATCCTACGTGGATGCGAACGGGACGACTGTTAACTTCGTGAATGGTGTCCCCGTATCAACGGACCAAGGCGCTGGTGTTGTCAACGGCCTCTACATCGTGTATCTGCGTTGGCGCACGACGGAGAAGCTGGTGCTGTCTCCCTTTGTATTCGCTGACAGCCACGGCTCCGACACGGGTCTCTTCGGCATCAACAACATCCAGCTCGTGATGAACATGCGTGAGCCAAGCCGGTCGCTGCGTCTGCGTAACAGTACCGTAGGGTCAGCCCAGAAGCTCTACTTTGCGGGTGCCAATACAGCGGCAACTTGGGCGAACCCGGTTCAGTATAACCAGTCCCGGGTCAACGGACCCTTTGAGAACTCTTTTATCAACGTGCAGTTCCTCACGCCCTCTCTTGATATCCCTCTGCCCCCTAAGAGCGTGGTTCCCTACATGGAGTTTCCCCGCTACATCACTCAGCCCCTAACGTCGGCGATGGCTGCCGGTGCGTCCGAGCAGCTTACTTCCCAGACTATCACGCTACCCCAGATTCCCGACCTCCTCATCATCTACTGCAAGGCCCTTGCGGACACGAATACGGTGGCGGCGAATCGCTCGTATGACCCCACTCTGCCCCAGTATGGCTCATCTTATCTGCCTATCGACTGCGGTGTAGATGGTGGCCGCCCTCAGAACCCCTTATCAGTCAACTTTGACAACTTCTCCGGTCTGCTGTCATCTCAGACCCCCGAGCAGTTATACCACATGTCCGTTCGCAACGGCCTAGATGTGGATTGGGACACGTGGTCGGGCCGCGCCCGTGTGCCTTCCGGCTCCGTGGGAGCCACCGTGTCTACGGTGGGTGGCTTCCTCGTGCTGAAGCCCGGCGTTGATCTGACACTCCAGTCCGGCCAAGCGTCTTCGCTGGTGGGCAACTTCACGCTGCAGTTCAACGTGCGTGTTCGAAACACCTTCGGCTTCCCCGTGAACCCCCAGTTGTTCGTGATTACGGCGAACTCCGGCTTTTTTGAATCCGTGCGTGGCTCTTCTCGTATCATAAAGGGCGTTCTGTCTGAGCAAGACATCATCGCCGCACCTCTGGCTCCGGCGGGAACTCGTTCCGGCCTTGCCCGTATGATCGGCGGGAAGATGATGGCTCTGGCAAATCGTTTGGGTTTGTCTTCTAGCGGTGGTGCGTCTAAACCCGCCGAGAAGAAGGAGGAGATGGGTCGCCCTATGGCGGGAGCGGGTAAAAGCCTCTCTGCCCGGCTAATGTGAATTCTCTAAGTTTATTTTCGCATCCCTTAATATAATATGGCTTCACTTGAGAGTTTGAAGAACCCCGTGACGCGCCTAGGTGTCCTTGGAACCGCTGCCTCTCAGTCTGCGTCTTTTCGCCGTAACGAAGTGAATAACGGCGATATTTGGGATGTTACCAAGCAGTATTACCTCAACGACATGGTTTTCTCCGAGATTGATGGTGGTGCTTATGTATTTTCTGGCGGTGCCACTGTGGGGGGTGCTCCCCCTCAAACAAGCATTCTTGGCGGTGTTGATCCAGCGACTGATTGGTTCAACGGGAGCTCCGTTTGGGTTCCTTTGGCGACCCTCGGCCCCCGTGTGGTGGAACCGACTGGGACCCAGAGTGCGACTGCTGCTACGGGTGGTGCTTTTGCCTTCGTCAATTGCAACCTAGAACAAGGGGGTGTGGGGAATGCTACCAACTTCCCCCTTGGTAGTGCGAACTACATGGCCCACGTGCAGATGACGGTTAATTTTGGTTCATTAGCGACTGCTGCGGAGTGGTTCACTCTCACATTCACCCCTACCGGCGGTACTGTGGCTCCGGCTGTTGCTGTGACAGTAGTCCCGGCGGTTGGTTTGGCGGCCCAGAATGTGTCTGTGTCGGCGTATGTGCCTCTGGCGACCGACGGCACCACGGACGAAATCGTTCTGACGGGTGCGATGAACTCCGCTTCTACTGTGGCGGTCTCCTCCATCTCCAACCTAAACGTGTCCTATATCCCCGTCATGCCTTAAACGATCAGATTTCCTAAAATAACTTCACTAAGCAGATATGAGTGTTTCCGGCCTCGCCACCCCATTCCAGCGCCTAGCAGCACTGCCTCAAACGATGAATTGGAGGGGAGTATGGTCTATCACCGAAAACTATCTGCTTAATGATGTTGTGGAAGATACAACAAATAATGCTACGTATATATTGACGGGAGTTGTATCTATAGTAGGCGGCCAGAACCCGGTCCAATCGCCGAATTGGTCCGAGCTAAGTGGTACTGCTGTTGGTGTTGCTGGTGTAACAGCCGGTGCTGGAATTGCTGTAGACAATACAATTCCATCCCAACCTCAAATTAGCAATTCCGGGGTATTGCAAATTCAAGGTGCCGTTGGCGTGGTTGTAGATAACACCGATCCGCAACATCCTATAATAAACAGCACTGCTATTCAACATTTGGCTCCCGGTCCCGGTATTTCCATAAATAGCGCAAATCCTATTATTCCGGTTATAGCCAATACGGGTGTTAGGCAAATCATTACCAATCCCGGAAGTGGAATATTAAGCACGGGAGGTTCCACGCCTACGCTTGTCAATACGGGTGTTCTAACCGTAGGCGCTGGTGTAGGAATTCAAACGACACAATTAGGAGGTGCCGTTCAAGTTACAAACACTGGCGTAGGTGCTTTAACACCGGGTCCGGGTATTTCCATCACCGGTCCCTCCATCACACCAACAATTGGCAACTTGGGGGTGCTAACGATTGCAGCGGCCGATAATACCATTACCGTAGATAACACGAATCCACAGCATCCGCTGGTATCTGGCCGGACAAATACCATCACGATTGCGGGTCCCTCATCCCTTGTTGGCGGGTCCTTTAATATACCCCCCCAGACAGCCGGAGTCTTAACTTTTAACTACCAACAACCACAAACCCTATTCTCAGATTATTTTACTAACGGGCCACCAGATCCCACGGGGATATTCATGATTGACTTGACAAGCGCGGCATTTTCCTTTGGCGCTCCGGGAGTCATAGGATCTAGCAATACACTTGAATTGGCGCTTGTTAGTCTGACTTCGGCTTACGTAGCAACACCAGCTGGTATAAATACTGTCTACTTCCCCTTTGGAAGCACTACACCCCTTGCTGGTAACCTACCACAGTTCTATGTTGATATTGAAGCAGCCCGGACAGCGGGAGTAACTAATCCAATTGGTATAAGAATTACGAATAATACTAATCTCTATTTTAGAATGGGCAGTTACGGGACTATCACAGCCCAATATTTTCCCCTAGGCTTACAGTAGAAGAATGTCGCAAGATATACAAAATGAACTAAGGAACCCATTAGAGCGCTTAGCGGTACTCCCGAACATGATGAGTTGGCGTGGCGAATGGAACATAGATGACGAATACTACCAGAATAACGTCGTAACGGACCCGATCAATACTGGTTCGTATATCTATACCGGATTTTCTGCGGCTATTAGAGGAGGCGACCCGCCTTCCCAAGTTATTGGGCCGTCTATCTGGACTGCGTTTGGCTCAACGGTCGCCGCTGGAGTGCAACTACTGAAAGAGGGGGAGGGAATTCTAATAGACGGATCCGATACTATTCCCACTGTTTCTAATACGGGTGTTCTAACAGTATCAACAGACGGTGGTTTGCAGAATATAGGGACCAATCAATTTCCCGTACTCACACTTGGGAATGCCCTTTCACAAGTGCAAGGAGGCTTGGGGATTACTATAGACAATACGAATCCAAACCAGCCTAAAATAGACAATTCGGGAGTGCTAAATATTTTTCCGGGTGCTGGAATTTCTGTAACGGGTCAGAATGATTTGACCGTGGCTAATACGGGAGTTGTTTCCATAAGTGTAGCGCCCGGTACAGCCTTGACCATAACAAATCCCGGGCAAAATCCCACGATAAACAATACGGGATTAGCGAGTATAACACCAGACAATGTAGGAATAGAACTAGAACCCGGGCGACCGGCAAATGAGCCACAGTTGAATAATACCGGGGTCATTTCCATAAGGCCTAATAACATAATAGTAACTGGTTCTGGTAATAATATATTAAGTATGTTCAATCCAGTCAAGTCACTTGTATTCAATGCCCAGAATTTGGTAATGACCCCTCCCTTCATGGGTGGCGGCGCTCCGACAGATGCCACAATCCCTATTACCCAAACCTTGGGGACCTTCTGGGAGTCCGTCTGGAATAATGGGCCTCCTTTTGGTTTGCCTTCCGGGACTTTTCTAATGAATTTTTCCTTGAAATTTCGCTCCTACATGCCACCCACCTCTGGTGGCACGTCAGCTATAACATTAAGTATCTGGTTGCAAGATAATACCAACGGCTTAGTAGAAATAGGGCCGTTCCAGTTTTTCTCTGGAATCGGTACTAATAATTTTCCATTTAGAACGTTTGTCGTTACCGATATTGCTGTGAATGTGAGCCAAAACTTAGGATTCCGCAGATTGACCGGCTTACGTCTACAAATAACTAGAATAGGGGGACCCGTCTTCGCAGCTTTAACACTAGACTCTTCTGGCCCTTGCTATGCGACGTGGTTTAATCAAAATGTGCCGTTTCCTTATCCGCAACCGCCTATTCCTCCTCCTCCTATGTCGCCGCCTCCTATTCAGCTCCCGGCTTGAGTTTGACCTCCAGTTCAACACTATTGTTGATTATATTACTAAGATTTTGCTCTAGACTATCAATATATTTACGATTCTCACCAAGGCTCATAGCCTCATTCCAGTCGCGCTGATTATTAAGATAGCCCTCAAACTCCCTAATGTTATGAGATACCTTCTTAAGGTTTTTCACAACAGATATCAGCCAAGGTAAGGAGATCTTGATTTCTATTTTGTTCATCTCTACTAGATGGCGATACATTTATCGTATATGCAACAAATGGCTGCGGCGGCCTACGAAAAAAATCCTCCAAGAGAAGTAGGTGGATTCAAGTTACTAGCAGATACACCGACACTTAAATTTTATTCTGCTGGTAGACTTATCATCGTTGCTGTAAGAGGGACAGACGACGCAAGGGATTTCTCCGCTTGGCACCTAGTAGCTTTGGGACAACTGGATAACTCGTCTAGGTACCAAGAGGATCTACAGAACCTTATTGAATTCCAGAAGAATTATCCTATGAGCGAATATACTTATATCGGCGTAGGTCATTCCTTGGGTGGTGCTATAATTGATAGGTTTCTGCGTATGGGGCTTCTCCGTAACGCCTTGTCTTATAATGCTGCTCCAGAGCCTCAAGAATTAAAGGGCAATCCAGTGCATCGCCGGATATACCATGAGGACGACCCCTTATACAAAATAGCCGGAAGGTTTATTCCGCGTATTGAAGTTCGGAAGTCACGGGATCCATTCTGGCTCAAGTATCTACGAAATTTTGTCCCTCTAGGAATTGCGAAAGCATATAACGCGGTAATAAAGCATAAGTTGCCTACCTTCCAAGGCGGGGTAGGTGCGTCGCCCCAATATACACAAGGCCTTACACCATCACAAAAAAAGAAGCAAGTGGCATTTATAGAAGAATCAAAAAAGGCCTATCAATCAACGGGTAAGGTTGAAGATAGGCCAAAGGTATCTAATAAGCCCACAAGGCGCAGTAAGCACGTTGTAAAATTTGAGAAGAAATACGGGTTTCCAATAACGGATATAGAAAAGGTAAAGAAGGCCTTTGAAGACGTAGACGTTGATACAATTCTATCAAAGGGAGCGGGAGCTTATGGATCATCTGGTTCTCGTCCTAATGTATCAATAGCCCAATGGGCTTACGCTCGTCTTGCGTCGGTATTGACTGGGGGGCCATCCCTTCGCATTGATAAGGACTTGGTGGGTCCCGAAAGTATGCAGAAAATCCAAGACGGTTCTTCATAGTTGGTATAATGGGGGCTTATTTACACGGGAAACATCTAAATATCCATTACTTTTACTTATTTACACGGTAAATAACTAAAAGTAATCATTTTTCTTTACAAAAAGATATTTAAACGGTAATAAAACCGGTTTTATTACGCCTTAAACAACTAAAAGTAAAGAAAATGCTTTACTTTTAGATGTTTCCCGTGTAAATAAGTTAAAATAAGTGATTATTAGATGTTTCCCGTGTAAATAAAGGCCTTTTTATTCCGAGTTGGAAGTGTCGGTCGCCTTCCGCTTCAATCCCAAGTAGACTTGGCCGATTGCAGTCCGCTTGTTCTTGATGTTGTTGAATGACATAAGTTCTTTGAACTTAACGTCGGCCATGTCCTTCGTGCGGGTTTCTTCTATGAATGTCCGCTTTAGTTCCGTGGCCCCGATCTTGTCCTTGTCGTTGTTCGTGATATCGTAGTTCTCATTTAGCCACGCCTTGACTGGGTTGTTGCCGTCCAGATAGTCGCCCGTCGCATTCGCTACAGAGTTAGGGCGGGGAAGGTCCTTCAAGTCCTTAACACCCTTGTAGTACTCCGTAAGCATTAGGAAGAACTCGTCACGCCACTCGGACGACTTGCACCACTTGTCGCGCACATCGGGGTCGCCGAGCCGGTGATAGGATTGTTCGCCCAGCTTGTCCGCCGATACGAACTTGAAGGGGAACTCAATGATAGACATACTTCTTTGAATGCCACCATCTAGGCGGTTTAGTTGCGGGATGGCGTTAGCTTGGATGATGACCTTGAACGGCGGAACGTAACGAATGATGTTCTTACTATTAAGGGTCCGTGCCTCAATTATATCACCACCACGGATTTTTTTCAATAGACCGCCTTGGAGTTTCTCGTCGCTTTCGGGTTCCGTCGTCATCATAATCCGCTTTGACTTGGCATTCACTAGGGCGGGGATGGGCTGGTCCTTGCGTTCTAGGGGTTTCGTAAATAGAGTATTATCTACCGAGTAGTAGTAATCGCCCCACGTGTTGCGTAGTAGTCCATCAATCGCACCCTTGCCATTTGCACCGCTACCCGTAAAGACATAGAACTCTTGGAAGCGGTTCTCGCCTAGTAGGCAAGTCGCCAAGACTTGCTTTACATATTTCTCCGTTTCGTCATTCTCAAACATACTCGTTATGAACTTGTTAATTCCCGCTCGGGCCGCGGGGTTGCTTTCTTTCGGGTAAGGGTAGCCGGTCGTCGTACTAATGTAGTCTTGGGGCATAATCATACGGAAGGCACCCTTTTGTAAATCGTAGACACCATCGGCAAAGGCGAATAAGTGGCGTTTGCCGTCAATCAAATCAGATAGGTTCGGCACTTCATAGAATGATGGCAAGAAGGAAATTACGCCGTTGCAGAAGTCACTAGATCCGAACATCTTGTAGGCGTTGTTTATCTTGGCTAATTTGTCATTGTGTTCCTTGGTTAGTGCCTTCTGGCCGTCCCTATCATTCATTCCGAGCTTCAAGGACTTCTTTTGATATAGGGCCAACTCCGCCCGTTTGGTATCCATCGCCAGTTCTTGGAGTGTGTCGGCGATGTGGCGCTTCAAGCCGCTTGGGTTATTCTTTTCACTATGCTTCCAGATGTTGGACTTCTCAAGACAATACCAACCCATCATCTCCTCCCATACGTAAGCGTCGGGATGGATGTTGTAGAAATACTTGGCGATGTCCTTGTGATTTACAAGACTGATGATGGCCCAGAAGTCTTGGCGAGTTTCCATAAGGCCCCAGAAGGCATTGGGGTTGCTATCCTTTAGCATTTTCCAAAGCGAGGCAGCCGACACCTTGCGACCCGTCGCCTTATTGAAGGACGGCCACTTTGCCTCACACGCCCCAGCCTCATATTTCTTAGACCGCTTAGACACTAATACCCAGTCGTCGCACGAGTATCCCTCGTTGTGGAATATCATCCCGATTTTCACCCAGTCGTCATATAGGTCTATGTGTTTGATAGGTAAAGCGTCCACAACGGGGATTAGGTTGCGGTCGCCGTCATTGCGTGGCTCGGTCGTTGCAGTTTCTACAGAGTTATCTTCGGGTACCACCGCCTCCTCGTCGTTGGCCGCCTCCTCTGGCTTTTCCTCCTCAATGACATAATTGGGCCATAGTTCGCGTAGATAGTCAATAATCTCGGGGGTTAGTTCCTTCAGATCCTCGCCTTCTGCGGGTTTCTTAATCCATTTATATTCTGCTATTATCACACCTTGGGAAGTCTTGGCGATGGAGGGTTCTACATATAGACATCCGCCGTCATTGCGTGTATCAATATTGAGATCGTTGTTTGCTTTATTGCCAATATATGCGGAATAGGAAAACACATAATGAAAACCCTTTTTTGTTTTTTGTATCATATTACAATATGACATCATCTCCATTAACTTCTTGCAGTGCGGAAGGGTTGGGTCGTCAATATCAATGGCCGTCATCCCTACGTCAAGACCAGTTCGCATTGCGAAGCCATTGGTGTTCTTGTTGTAGTCGTGCTTTTGCTTCTTTTGCCACTCTGAGGGAAGGCACATTTTCTTCTTGAAGGTCTGCGTATTTTCGTGCCAAAATACAGACATATTGCCGGAAAGGATTACACAACCAAGACGCTCGTAAAACTCGTGTGCGGTTTCGGAGGACATTCTATCTATGTATGAATATTGTTCCATCTTTAGGCCGTATATCTAATAGAAAGAAAATAAAATTGAACGCCGGGGGATTGTCCGCCAGATTCAATTTTTACACTGCCGGGGGGGATGGTACCGCCTCCGCGCCACCCGCCACCGCCACCGCCGCCGCCTTCTTGCGTTGATAGTAATCCTTTGCATACGCCTTTTTAGCTTCTGCGTTGCGTTCATAATAGCGATGTTGGCTCTCCTTCTGCCGCTGTATAATTCTCTCAAAGTGTGCCAGTGCTGTGGCCATTTCTGCCGGGGTGTATGCGCGTTCCATTCTATTCATACATGGTAGAAATTGTTTAGGCTTTGAAGAAAATGTAGGGAGTGTAGGGTGTGTAGGGTCTACCGCAGAGTTGCCCCTCGGGAGAACAATTTTTTGGCCAGAGACCAAAAGATGCGGTAGACCCTACACACCCTACACACCCCCTACATTTCTAAATAATTTTTCAAAGTGTCTATAATTCTATTTAATTTCCTTCTTTCTTGTTCTAACGCGTCCAAAATGTCATAATTCTGTAATAGCCCCCATATCTCCCCAAGGTTTGCGTCAATGTCTTCCAGATGCATGATGAGGGTTCTAACATTTATAGACGGTTTCGGCATTCTATAATCTAACAGATAGTATAATGGCGGACGAAGACAAGAGAGAAATCACCTATAACACGGCACTGGAAGAGCTAA